CGACACTAACCACACTAGAGCCGATAATAGACGGCTTTATACTAGACTCAAGCCTATACGGGGTGCTAGACACCGGCGTATTGGCCTATTAGGGGGAACAATGGCAGCGGGCTTAGGATTTAAGACTTTTACCACAGGTGAGGTTTTAACAGCCGCCGACGTAAACGGCTATTTAATGCAAGGCGTATTAGTTTTTGCTAGTGAGGCAGCTAGAAACTCTGCAATAACTAGCCCACAAGAAGGCCAGTTTGCATTTACTAAAGATACTAACAGTTTATGGTATTACTCTGGTAGCGCTTGGGTAGCTAGCGGCGCAACAGGTGATATAGAGGGCGTAACAGCTGGCACAGGTATTAGCGGCGGCGGCACTAGCGGCACAGTAACTATTACTAACTCTATGGCAACTGCTATAGATGCTAAAGGTGATTTAGTACCAGGTACGGGTGCAGATACTTTTAGCCGTTTAGCTGTTGGCGCTAATGGAACAGTATTAACCGCCGATAGTGCGGAAGCAACAGGGTTAAAGTGGGCTGCCGTTAGTGGTGCAAGTTTTGCAGGTGTAAGCCTAACAAAAAGCGCAAGTCAAAACATAGCAGGAAGTACTGAAACTGTTGTAACTTGGGATACTGAAAACTTTGATGTTGGCGGTTATCACAGTACTGTTACAAATACTGGCAGAATTACAATTCCAAGCGGTAAAGCAGGTTATTATCAATTTAATACTTATTTAGGTTGGGAAGCAAGCGGTACAAGTGGCTTGCGCTCTTTACAATTGCACAAAAATGGCACAATGATAGCTAGGATGAACCCGCAGATTTACGGCGACCAACAGCCCGCCTTTGGTAAAGGTATAACCTTTTATGGCGCTGTAAATGATTATTTTGAAATTAGAACGTATGTAACGGGTGGTAATTGGGACGTTTTAGGCGACAATACTAGAGTTGCAATTTCATCTTTTGACGCATTTTTCTTAGGAGCATAAATGAGAATATGGGAAAAAATTATTGAAGCTTATCCTGAATTAACTAAAGATAGCGATTTACAACAAGTAGGCATTTTTCTAAAAGATGACGGCGACGGAATTGATTATGTAGAAAAATGGGAATATGTAAAACCTCTGCCTAACGGTCTAAAACTAGGCAAGCCTACCTCTTAACACAATGTATAAAAATTATGCTAACAAGCTATAACGGCTGGCCTGCTAGTAAAGACCCGGCAGAAATAGGCATAAACAGTTATCCAGTACCCGGCACTAATAGAAAGCTGAGATGCGCTGAGGCTGTAGCACCGTTATTAGTAGGTTTTGCCGCTGAGTTTCACGCGCTAATAGAGCCAATAGATGAAGGCGCTTTAGATGAGTGGGGCTACGCTTTCCGTATGGTGCGCGGCAGTACAGACCGCCTAAGTTGCCATAGCAGCGGTACAGCTATAGATCTAAACGCGACTAAACACCCGCTAGCAGCTGTGGGTACGTTTCCAGCCGATAAAGTGCCAATGATTAGGGCGTTAGCTAAAAAGTATGGCCTAACGTGGGGCGGGGATTACCGTAACCGTAAAGATGAAATGCACTTTGAGGTAAGCGTAAATGCAAAAAAAGCCGCTAAACTAATAGCAAAGTTAGGACAAGAAAATGCCAATTAGCACACAGGTAACTATAACTACTACCGCTAGCGTTATTGTATCTGCCACGTCTTACAGAAATATACATTTACATAATTTAGGCGGCGGCGCTATTTACATAGGTGGGTCAGATGTAACTACTAGCAACGGCTATAAGCTAGATAACGGCGATTCACTAAGTTTAATTATTGGAGATGTAGGGGCACTTTACGGGGTTGCTGCTAGCGGTACTCATACACTAGCGGTACTTGCACAAAAATAACTAAGGGGCATTTAGGAGCAAAAATGGACAAGAAAAAACTAGAGGCGGCTGCGTGGAGCTATGGGCGCGCCGCGCTAGCAAGCGTTGCAGCTCTATACCTATCCGGGATTACAGACCCTAAAATATTGGCTAATGCGTTTTTAGCCGGTCTTATTGGGCCGTTAGTAAAGGCTTTACAGCCTAACGAAAAGCAATACGGTATAGGCGCAAAGTGACTAAGGCCCTACTAGGGGCGCTGCTCTGTATAACGCCCCTAGTGGGCTGTGGTTATGACGGGTGGGTGCGCTATCCTTGCCAGAATTATGAAAACTGGGAAAAGCCCGAGTGCAACCCGCCCCAATGCAAAGCTACAGGCGTTTGTACTAAAGACCTTATTAGGATCAACGATTAAACCGGCAAGGCGGCTAAGCCCCGAGGACATACACGCCCGCTTAATTTTTTTTATAGGCGCTGTATTAGCTGTAACTTTTTTTACTATTACCTTTGGCGCTGTTTATGCCCTGGTATTTGTAACACAGCCTGTAAATGCACAGAGCCCTAATGACCGTGATTTTATTCAGCTGTTACAGACCTTAGCTATATTTTTAACAGGCGCTTTAGGCGGGGTACTTGCTGGTAATGGACTCAAATCTAAGGCTGATAAAGACACAAAGAAAGACACGCCGCTAGAAAGCTAGCAATATGTCGCAGCTATAGGTCATACTTTTACTACACGCTGAGAGGGCTACTTAGTGGAGTAGTTTTATCAGCCTTAACAAAGGGTGAAATATGTTAGCTGATATAGCAGTAATTACTTTAACGGTGCTAATAGTAGGCCTATTTATGTTAGCTGCCTACAGGACGGGATACCGTGAAGGCCACGGCGACGGTTATTTAAGAGGGCGCAATATTGCTAAAGCCTTAAAAGAGGTAACTAAATGAGCTTTTTAGACGGCTACGAGGACGTAAACGCAAGAATTAAAAGAGCCCGGGCAGAGTTTCCCGGGTTACGGTTAATAGCCTACATAGAGGACATAGATCTAAAAAACGGCTATATCTTAATTAGAGCTGAGGCCTATAAAAACTATGAAGACGAAAAACCAAGCGCTGTAGATTACGCGCTAGAGGTTAGATCAGACCGCGGCGTAAATGCTAATTTTTGGGTTGAAAATTGCGTAACGTCTGCCTATGGGCGCGTTATTGGCTTGCTTACCCCGGGCGGTGCAGGTAGACCTACAAGGCAAGATATGGAAAAAGTAGAGGCCATACAAGCACCATTACAAACACGCGGGGCAGGCGGGGCAGTACCTACCGCGGCTGAGTCAATAAGCGCTCTAAAAGCCAAGCTAGGCGCAGAGCCAATGCCAGAGCCGCCTATATGCAAACACGGGCATAGGGTTTTAATTGAGGGTTTATCTAATAAAACAGGCAAGCCCTATAAAGGTTATTTATGCCCCGATAAGGTTAAAGCTAAACAATGTGAGCCAATATGGCTAAGGCAGTATGGCGATAAATGGCTAAACCCCAATGACCACGCAGAGGTTTTACTTGAGGCCGGGCGTAACTTAGACCCAATAGCAGAGCGTGAGCCTGTACCAGATGAGCTATTAAGTGATACTGAAAGGGCTGCCCGTGATACCAATTAAGGGCGGTTACACAAGTACAAAACACGAACAATTATTAGCCAATTATTTAACTACTTGTTACCCGTGGGTACTTACACCTACCCCGGCGTTTTATGTAAGTGATTACCACATAAACGAACGGGATTTAGGCGGGCGGTCTAATTACATAGGTGATTTAGAGCTACGCTGGCTAAATCAACCGAGTAGCGACCCGGTGTTGTTTGACTATTCTAAAATACAAATGCTTAGCTGTATGCCTATTTTTAAGGATCTACCGACAGCTTATCACCGGGTCTGTTTTAGATTTACAGACGGTTTACTTATGTTGCCTATACCTGCATTACTAGATTTAGAGCCATTTTTGTATAAAAAGCCAGGTGAAGAGGGCACAGAAAGAACTAAATTAAAGGTAATTATAGAAAGAAAAAACTATAACCCGGGCTGCTTTAAGCCAGTTATCATAGGTTAGAAAGGTGCTAAAAACTATGCTTTATATTGAGGCTAACTGCCGCCAATGCAAAACCGTAACGCTACAGCTAGAACGCGTAGTATCTGACCACCTACCACCTAACGTTAAATGCCTACAATGCACTAGATGTGGGCTGTTAGATATAACGTTGGTAGATGTGGATAACGCTAGGCAGGTACGCAATTAAGTTATCCACAAGGGCTAAAAACCTGTGGACAACACGCCCAAGCCCCGTTCAAGTTATCCACATATTAGCTTTATGCTTGACTATGCCGGTACGATTACTGCGCGCAGGCAGCGCCCCGAAGGGCGACAGCGCGGCCAAGCTGCGTAATCTAGGGGTAGCTCTATGCCTAATTGTAGGCTGCCTATCTTTACAAAAAGTTTCGGCTAACGCTGATATAAATGCTATAGATGCCTATAAAATATATGCTCATATAAAGATAGGCTCATATAAAGAGTTTGTATGTATTGAAAAGCTGTGGACTAAAGAAAGTAATTGGCGGCCTAAAGCCAAGAATAAAAACAGTAGTGCATATGGCATACCACAGCTGTTAAATATGAAAGAAACAAACCCTTACAAACAGATAGACTTAGGGCTAAAGTACATAGATAACCATAGGATCTATAAGGGTGATGCGTGTAAAGCCTTACGTCATCATAATAAGAAAGGCTGGTACTAATGGCTATTATTATCTGCAAAAATTGCGGTTTGCCTAGTGATGAAAGTGAAATTAT